AATAACCAAGCCCAACAGCAACCCGATGACGACCAGAACCGCTTCATCGCGCAGCGCCGGCTCGGTCTTAAAGCCGTCGACCAGTCCGCGGATCGAATTTTGCGTAGCGCTGTAAAGACGTTTCACGATTGATCTACGACTGGGAAAGCGACAACCGACTCAACGTCGACTTTACGTTGCGGCAGTGCCGATGGCGAGCGGATGTTGCGAGCAAAATGACCAATCACTATAGTCGCCACGGTCTCGGAGCGTAGCGCAGCCCGGTTAGCGCACCAGTCTGGGGGACTGGGGGTCGCGAGTTCAAATCTCGCCGCTCCGACCAACAAAATCCGGCACTTCTTGCATTTTCGAGACCCGCGATCTTCCCAAAAATTGGCTTTGGGAAGATTGTGGGAAGATGGCGCTACGAATGTGGATAAAGCGCAGATTTTGCATCGCGTGGCCGTTTTTGTCCTTTCGCGTCGGAATGCCGGTGTTATCTTCGTTCGCGTCTAGTACGACATTTCGTGCGGCGGACAGTCTTCTGAAGCGTTGTGGTTGGTGCCGTGGGCAGCGTGACCCGCGCGCGGCCGGATTCGGGATCGTCAGCTCCTCCGACAAAACTGGGCTTGAGGCCCGCCGTGGCTGCGGCCACGCGCCTATTGGAGGATTCGGTGGACGAGGAAAAAGTTGATCGCATTTATACGCGGCGAGAAACGGCCGATCGCCTTCGCGTCAGTGTGCGGACATTGTCGCGAATGGAACAAGCTAAGAAATTGCCGCCGCGGATACGGCTAAGCGACCGCATTTACGGTTATAGAGCCAGCGCAATCGAGAACTATCTCGACGCCCGCACGGCATAACGTTGGCCGAAATAAAAAAGCCCCGCCGAAAGCCGAGCGGGGCAAGATGAGAAGATGAGCTAACATGACGCTTTTAGACGAAGCGACTTCGCGTCGCAAGGGAATTCATAGGCCCAGCAAAAATAACGCACCGGCGGCCGCGCCAAGCCACGTCAGCCGTGACGCAATGTGGAGCGGTTGTCGCCTTATGCTGGGGCGCCGCACCATCGCGACGATCGTGCCGGATCAAAAATGGCCCGATATGTGGCGCGTGCAGATCACGGGCCGCGAACTCACGGATATGGTCAATCTGAGTCGCGCCAAGGACGCCGCAATATCGCTGGCGTGCGGTCCGGCATGAAGCGGGACAAAGGACGACTATCGCCATTCGTGCCGCTCGACAAGGCGACGATCAAGACTCCAGCCTGGAAGGCGATGTCGCACGGTGCCCGATCGCTCTATGCGTCGCTCAAGGCCCGATATAACACCAGGCTACAGAACGCGGTCTATATCTCGACCCGCCTCGCGTCAGAAGAACTCGGCTCTCATAGCCATAGAGACAACGTGCTGAGCTGGTTTCGCGAGTTAGACCACTACGGATTTATCCGGATGGTCAGCCCGGCCCACCATGGCGTCAACGGTCACGGCAAAGCACCGCACTGGCGACTGACAGAAGTTGGTTACGCAGGCCGATCTCCGACCCGAGACTATCTGAATTGGGATGGAACGGTCTTTCCGACCAAAAAAGGACAAGGCGTTATCAGGTGAAAAACAGAAGCCGAGGTACGGACGGGTGGACCACTAACAGCCCTCAATGGCACCGGAGACGGCGCAAAGTGGCCCGGACGGGTGGACCACACACAAGCAGCACAGTGGTATGCATGGGTGGACCATAACTAGTTTAACCACTCGCTGCGCTGGGACCGGCCCATGTCAAGGGTGCAGCAGAGCTTGAAAGACCCAAAGAAGTACGATGACGACCGCTATCGCGAAGATTGCAGGCCAAACTCGGGTCATGGCGTGAATATGATTCCGTACGGTTCCGGTGTGTCACAAGTGGCTGATGGTTTAGGCGCAATGAACTCTGAGGCACTATGATGCGAGCGCGCCCGTCCTCGATTAGACAGCGGATGACCGTTATTGCGTCCCTGCCGCGTGAGGGTCGCGTAATGCGACAAGTGCGACGCTGTTTTGTTGCCCGCGGTGCCAAACCTCTTTGCGTTGGCGATCTGCTGCCTTGGGTTTATCCGCGGCTCACTCACGCCCAACATTGGCACCGCTGGTCTATTCGGCGGGCGCTGCTTCGTTACGCTGTGCCAATCGGGTGACGCGATACGCAAGGCCGTCCGGTTATCTGGCGCCCAAACCGCTGATATTGAGACTGAGGGTCACAAAGGCACAATGGCTGGAATATCGTGATTTTACTCACCAGCAAATGGCGCAAATCGCCAATGGGAAGATTCTGGGAAGATCGGGGATTGGATGACTGAGCATAAAGCGCCCATCGCGCCAGTGATCGCCGACACCGGGTGTCTCGGCCATGTCTTGTTCAGCTGCCGCGGCTATCGCGCATTCGATCGCCACGGCCACGAGTTCGGCACGTTTGCCACTGCCGGCGATGCAGCCTGCGCGATCCTGGCCTCGACCTGACCATCCATCAGGGAGGGCCACGTGCCTGGCAATCCAATAGATCGAGGCCGGCGGCCTTCCGCCTATAAAGTCGGAGTCCCGTTCCACTGTCTTGATACTGATCACTCTCTCTCGCACAGCCAAAATCACTTGGGGCCCCCACAAAGAGGACCCAAAATTACGGCGGTTCTGGAATCCAACATGAAGGAATTTTAATGAGAAACGGCATGAGCGACGTTCGCGGAAGGGCGAAGGCTGAGAAGAATTTCTTTCGACGACGGGACGTAAGGGTAATCAGGGCCAAGCTTGAGGGCAGCGACACCTGTAGCGCGCTTGGCTTCACTGTACGGTCGCCGTCGCCGGTCCTCGCGCTATGCCGCAAGCTAGTCGAGGCTGGCCACGATCCGGATATTCCACTTGAGGCGTATCGGGGCGGTACGCTGGCGCTGCGGGTCAAATCCATTGGCCGAGCGGCGGGCCTTGAGGTCAATAGCGCATGTACGGGATTTTCACCCCGCGCTGAGCCGCGACGGGGCGGTCCCATGCGTTATTTTCGTGAGGCCGCGGAATGACCCTAAGGGCCCCCAGGGTCCCCTACGCGGAATCGAAATCTTTTTGATTGGCTGCGACAACCTGACTCAGTCTGAAAATATTTTTGGCTGGGAGGGGAAGAAACGGCACTTCCGGCCATATTAGTGAGAGGAGAGTATTGCGTTCACCAATCCCGTCGATTTTGACGTCCCATTGGAGATTTGATGAGCAGACGTTTTGAAAAAGAGAAGATAGGCGGCGAAAAACCAATTTTTGAGAGAACTAGCGCTGGCATCGGCCATAACCAGGGGCCGCCGCTTGAGGCCGGCGACAACGAAAAAGACAAAGACGACGAGCAGCCGCGAAAACGCGGCGAGCGTCGCGGTCTAGTCCTTTCCAAAGCTAATAAGGCCTGGCTCAAAGAGCAGGAGAAAGCCGGCCGCCTGGAAAAGGTCACTTGGGATTCGCCCTATGGTTCTAAAGGCGTGGCCTTCTTCGAAAACAGGATGGCCGCTGGCTTCTATAAAAAGGACGGCAAACACGTTTCAACCGATGGCCTGGTATCCCGTCGGGGCTATCGTCGCATCGTTCCGGCCGGCTTAGACGAAGATGGTCGCGACGGCGAACTTTGGGCGGACAATGCCCAGCAATTAGCCGAGCTTTACAAGCAAGTGCTGCGTGGCCGTAACGCCACGGTATTCGAGAACCTAGTAATTAAACCGCTGCTCGGACAAAAGGGTATGACCGTCGCCGAACTCGCCCGCCGGTTTGGCGTGGACGAGGATCGAATTTATCGGTGTAAATACGATGCTCTCCAAAGGATAAACAGGGTCTCTGCAAAGCTAAAAACGTTTCCTAACGACCCGAAACTTACTCAAATGGAAATCGAGCGACGCGAGCGACAACATCGACAATTGCAGTCAGAGCTAAAAAGCCGAGCTACTAGAGTCGCAAACCCTTGCACAATTTATCTATCTCTGAATGCTCGAAATCGCGGATTTCCTCTTTGTGAGCGAAGGTGTTTCTAATTTTTCTAATAGTGGTCAAGTCATCAAGTGCTTCTTGGCCATAAAGCCCAAGAGCAAAACCTAAATCCACCTTCGCGGCGGTCCTCATTCCATGATCGCCAAACATTCGATTCTTAATTTCTTTGGAAAGCGGCAGCAGTCTAGAATGTATGGCCGCGGTTAGTCTTTCATCTAAAAATGCCGCAGCAACGATAGCGGCGGCTCGGGGGCTGCTCTTCGCAATCTCACTTATTGTCTCATGCTGAGATTCCTTGGTTAGGATCCAAGCCATGACATCCCCGTCGGTCCTCAACGCTCAGCTAAATGATATTCCGGCGATCCGGACGACACAATCGAACTAGCTCAGCGTTATCTGCCCGCCTCGCGCGGGTTTTTCATTTTCACAAGGGAGCTTTTTAAGGAGAACTAATGAGCAATTATTACGGCAAACAATTATCGTCTCGGCCAATATTAACATCGACCTCGACAGCTAGTGCGATAAAGGCCGGGCCAGCAACTTTCCAATTGCGAGTTTCAACCACCTCTGCCGGCAATCTCACGATCGCCGACTCCAGCGGCGGCACAGGCGTGAGCGTGCCAATTGCCGGCGGCGTGGCGGGCGAGTACCTCACCGTCACGAACGGGCAGTGGTATTCCCTGGCCACCGGCATGACAGTTGTGGAGATGGCTTAGTCATGAGCGAATCACAGAACGACGAAATCTTGACGGGCCGGGAAGGAATCGAAGCTACCCAGGGCTACTCCCCAATGCCGGCGCCCGGGCCGTCCGAGGCGCCGCCTCCTGATTTGGATCTGCCTAGCGCGGTCGCCGAGCGCGCCGCCCCCGAGTTCGCTGTTACAGATCGACGCTACGTTGACCTGGGCGATGGCTCACCACGGCCGGACAACGAGACCGTCGAGCTCGATCGCGCCGTCGTAGACATCGGCGCTCGGCGAGCTGAAGAGTTCAAGGTGCTCGAGCAGCTTAAGGCCGAACAACTTCGCCAACGGGTTGAGGCGTTGAAATCCCCTATTGCCACCGAGGTCGAGAAAGCCAAGGCCGCTGAGTGGGCGCGATCTGCGGAGGAAATCGCCCAGCTTCCAATCGAACAACAAATTGCGGCGCTCGAAGAATTACAGCGGAAGCAACTCGAACAGCCTCAACCGCAGCCGCAGCAGGAAGCGCAACAGCAACAACCGCAGGCGACATCCGGTCAGCAAGCTGCGTATCAAGAGCTAACGGACCTCTTCCAGCGGCGGCCGGAGCTAATTCAAGTTTTTGAGCACCAGCGCCAGCAGGACCTTGCGCGAGGTCAGCAAGCTGTTGAGGCGGCGGAAAAGTGGATTCAAGATTCTGCGGCTCAAGCAACGGCCGGCGTGTTTGCGGCGTTCCCCGAGCTTCAAAACCTCGGCATCAACGAACTTCCGGTCGCGCTCAACATGATGCAAAAGCAAAATCCCGAGCGGTTCGCGCAGGCCATGCACCATATAAACGCAATCCAGGGGATGCTTGAGCAATCGCGGTTCGTGCAACAGCAGCAGCAGCAACGAGCGCAGCAAAATTATCAACGCGAGTGGCAAGCGTTTGCTGCCGGCGAGGATAGCGCCTTTATTCAGCGCGCCCCGGAAATGGCAGACCCGCAGCAAGCGTCCGTTATCACAAACAAAGCTGTAAACTATTTAAGATCGCTCGGATTCTCGGACGGCGACATGCAGAGGGCCTATTCCGGCGACGCTTCCGTGAGCTTGCGGGACCATCGCATGCAATTATTGATCCGCGACGCCATGCGCTATCGCGAGGCGGTAGAGGCGGTCCCGCAGGCAAGGCGCAATCTACCAACAAAAGTCATGAAACCAGGGCCCAGTGGAACAATAGCGCGGCAAGAGGACATCGATATGCGCACTCTTAGCAACCAGCTCGTCGGCGCCACCGGCAACACGGCAGCACGTCTTGGTGCCCAAATGATTGCTGAGCGAAGAGCACGGAACAGGGGACGGTAATGGAAGATTTTGATAACGACATGATGCGAGACTCATTCGCCTACAATGGCGACGACCAGCTAGCGGCTTGGGAAAAATATCGGACAAAGTTTCTTCTCGCCAATCGGGACACGCGGATCAACGAGTTGCGACTCGTCGACACTTGGTTGGATGCTCCCAAGCCGAGAAAAGACTTTGCGTCAATTTGGGCCAAAAAACGAGAAATGCTCGCGCTCCACAATGATCTAATAAAAATTGGGCGCTAGCTGTGACGCTCGAAGACGCGATTTATAAGGCCCGCCTAGCAAATGAAGACAAGCTTGCCGCCGGAATACAACCCATACCGGTCCTTGACTCCGATGCAACAGCACGCCTCGCGCCCTTTCAGCGTTTCTGTAGTGAGCACGGGGTTAGGACTCATCCGTGCCGTGTTCAAACGGTTTGCGCGTTCATTCGCGCGGAAGAAAAACTCGGAACAGGGCCGCATAAAATAGCTCTGTGTTGCGAGGCGATCGAAGTTCTGCATTCGCACTTTGGATATGCGAATCCAGTGGCTAGCGGCGCGGTGCGCGCAGAGTTTGAGCGCATGTTGAAGATTGAAGCGCCACGATCTTGGTCGAAACATGAGCAGCTCATGTTCGCAACGCTTCCGGCCGAGATCAGAGCGACAATATCGCGGCGTGAAAAGGAAAGAGAAACAGTAATGCGCCGCGCTCAGAACGAGGCGGCGGAAGCTAAACGGCAATCCGGCAGCGCCGAAAAGCCTGCCACAGAACCAAACAAGGAAACTAAAGATGTTACGGAAACGCAATGACTCGGTGAAGCCCGGCAAGGGCATCGATGGCGATCTCGGTGAGGACTTCGTCAAACCCGGCCCGGATATGAACTTCGGCTATCCCGGCAATATCAACGTGCCAGAGACCAACGACTTCAAGGGCCGAAAGGTGCGGAATAGTCCCGGCTATGCGGCGTACACATCGGACGACGACGCCGGCTTGCGGCGCGCTGCTGCATCCGACGAGCGCGGCTGGGCCACGCGCGATATTTTCGATGACGTGATCGCCAATTCCGATATTCGTGGCGACTCCGTGAACGCCAATACGGGCCCGATCAAATACGGCGTCAATCGCAAGCAGGAAAAATAATGCGCTACGGTGCCAAACCCGAAGTAACAAACCCGTTCGTTCCGCCGGAAGGCATGGACGACGAGGGATTCACCCGGACATATCCGTGGGGCACCGTGGGGCGCGTCTCTCGTTCACCGGAAGAACTGCGCCAGGCCCGGCGCGATTGGTTGGCCGGCATAGCGCCGACGCCGGGGGTGAACGAAGTGAGGAGAAAACGCAAATGATCGCACGAACGAAAAAATTAGAGCCCGAGCCCGAGCCATCCCTGCTTGAGCGCATCCACGCATTCGGTTCAGAATTGAACAACTGGATTGATTCAAAAGCGCAGGAGCTAAAGCAAACCCGCGACGGTGCAGCCTTACCGCTCTTTGATTTGCGCAATATGCTCACCCGCGGCGACTCCTGCATTTGCCGGTCGGCTGCGCGAATGCTTGGGGATCGCGATGCGTGATTGGAGTCCGCCAGTGCTCGGCCTCACGGATACGCTAGTTGTATGGCGTGACGGCAGCATAGTCTGCGGCGGCATTTTGGGTCGCATTGACCCGGCCGAGCTTGCAGCCGAGCGAGCCGAGCGGGAGCGCAAGGAAGAGCTTCGGGCGCAGCCGAATGTCATTTTGTTAGAAGATTGGCGGCAAAGCGGTTGAGGGCAAAACCGCGTTTGTGTTGCAACACAATGGCTTAGTTCCAATGATTAACCACATATACAAAAGGTTAACCAACTACTAACAGAGATTAATAGCGTCGACGCCACTTCCAATATTAAATCGGGACCGTTCTCACCAGAGAGCACGGCCCCGATCTCCACCCCATCCCCCGAACCCCCGGAGGTCGGGGCCAATATCTCCAAAACAATGTGGCGTTCCGTAGACGGAGTCTTGCCGTCTACCACGATTCGTTGCGTTGTTGCTTAGAAAGCACAACCCATCGCTTTCCGCCGCCCCGGTCTGTCGAGAAATTGGACAAAGGAAAGGGCGAGGACGTTCTGCATCCCCGCCTAGTTCGTGGGCGGTATCTAGAAACCGAGCCACACGTCAATACTGGCATATTCGGACAGCCTTGTCTGTTCTGTTGTGAACACCACGGTTTGAAAATCAGAGGCAAGAAAAAAGATGAGTTTGTTTGAAAAAGGCAGAGCGAAAACCGGCGGCCGTCGCAGGGGCGCCAGGGATCGCATCGGCACCGCATTCCTTGAGGAGCTTGCCAAAGACTTTGAGGAGCATGGCGTCGATGCCATCAAGATTTGTCGCATCGAACGCCCCACAGAATATTTAAAAATTGTGGCCTCGACACTACCGAAAGAATTTGAAATCACCGATTCCAGATTGGAAGAAATTTCAGATGCAGAGCTTGACTCCCTCATTGACCTCGCCCGACAGCAACGAGCAATTATTGTTAATGCTGAGCGCCGAGAAGAACCGGCGCCTGACCGAGAATCGCATCGCCTATTACAAGCCCTACCCGAAACAAGCTGACTTCCATGCGGCCGGCGCGAAGTATCGCGAACGGCTATTGATGGCCGGCAACCAAGTGGGGAAGTCGCTGGCCTCAGCGATGGAATTGGCGATCCATGTCACCGGGCAATATCCGCCCTGGTGGGAAGGCTTCAGGTTTGATCGCGCGATCCGTGCTTGGGCCTGCGGCGAAACCTCAGAGGTTATGCGCGAGACGACTCAGCGTCTCCTACTCGGCCCAATAGGCGAACACGGCACCGGCTGCATCCCGAAGGCATCACTTGTTGACCGCTCGCGGTCTTGCCGATCTGGTCGATACAATACGTGTGAAGCACCAGAGTGGCGATATTTCCACGATCACGCTCAAGGCTTACTCGCAAGGCCGTGAGCGGTTTCAGGGATCGACCATTGACTATTTGGCGATGGACGAGGAGGCCGAGTTCGAAATCTTCAGTGAAGCATTAACGCGCACGAATACGACGCGCGGCCCATGCGTACTAACCTTCACTCCGCTCAACGGCATGAGTTCGGTCGTCAAGAGATTCCTTCATGAGAAGTCACCGGACCGCGCCGTCATTACGATGACGCTTGAGGATGCTGCGCACTATTCTGCGGAAGACCGGGCGAAGATCGTCCAGCAATACCCTGAGCACGAACGGGCCACTCGTACTCGCGGCATTCCCGCGATGGGCAGTGGCCGCGTCTTTCTCACCGACGAGGAAAGCTTGCTGGTTGATCCGTTCGAGTGCCCGCGGCATTGGATTCGCCTTGGCGGCATGGATTTCGGATGGACCCACTATGCGGCGTTCTGTGAATGCTGGTGGGATCGCGATCTTGATATTTTCTACTTGGTTCGCACGTTGCGGATGCGCGAGCAAACACCGCTGCAGCACGTCGAGGCTGTTCGTAATTGGCGTCTGAAATGGGCGGGCCAGCGGACGGCAGACAACAAACCTTAGCTGGTGCCGGCATTCCCCTCATGAGGCAATACGCCGATGCTGGGCTCGACATGATGCACGAAGCCGCGTCCTTTGAGGATACGCGCCGCGCCAGTGTCGAAGCCGGCGTTATGGAAATGGCCGATAGAATGCGCGGCGGGCGGTGGAAAGTATTTAAGGGCCAGAACGATGAGTGGTTGCAGGAATACGGCATGTATCACCGCAAGGATGGACTCTTGGTCAAGGAAAACGACGACGCACTTTCAGCAAGCCGCTACGCCCTGATGATGCGCCGCTTCGGTCAATCGGCGGCTACCAAGGCGTCATTCAACAGAGTCATCAAATATCCCCGGCTGGGGATCATCTAAATGGACCCTGAAGAAGCCGTATTGAGGCTCGCAAGGATTGTGAGCGAGCCCGACGTTAGCGACGCGCTGGCTAGGGTTTGGACGAAGTGGTTAAGCGGCCACGAGCCGACAGAATGGCAACAAACGCTCTTAGGCGTCTGGCTGCGAGTCGATGGCAATGGCACGCTTCACGATAGCGTTGAGGCTAGGGAGGCGGCGGACAATGAAATGTTGCGAGACTAAAAATGACTGAGGTCGCAAGGATCACCATTCAGCTAGCGCCGCCCAGAGGCACGTTCCCGGGGCGCGCGGCAGAGGGGCACTACAAAGTGACCGATGGCACCGTATTCCTGACCTACAGTGACGGCACGCCGATCGATCGTTATCGACTGACTCGGAAGATTCCACCCGGGGCCGATGCTCGCACCGTTGCTGGCAATCTCTTGCGCGAGAGATATTCGGGCTCGTCGAGCGATTTCAATCGCCCGCTGCACTATCCGCGAATGGGGAAGATTTAGCATCGGTTTCGCTGCGGTTTTGCCGCCTCTTCTCCGCAGCAAGGGCGGCCGGCCAGCGCTATGCGGTCGGCCGCCCATTCCTTTGCCCCTGGGCCTAAGCTCACCCAGGGTGTAAGCCCCGGCTACCTACCGGGGAGGCCGCGCCTTGAGCGTTGCTCGTACGGATGAACTACAGCTTAGCTCGGCGCGGCCAACATAAAAAGAAACCGCCCCTGTTGCCGAGGGCGGCTAAGTTTCAATGACCAAATTGTTTGATTTGTTACAACGCTGTTACAGCGTTGACGGAAGGTTTGTGCCAAAATGCGGTGGGTCGGTCCGTCCCGCACTCACAGGCGGGCGCAGATGATAGAGGCGGTCATGATCGAAACAGCGATGCTAAAAGGACGATCACTCATAGCCGCGTGTACGCTGCTTCTCGGTGCCACCGCTGCGGCCAACGCGAGCTCCTATGTCGTTACGATTGATCAGGTCGGCTCCAACGTTGTAGCGACTGGCAGCGGCGAATTTGATTTGACCGGTTTGACGTCTTGCACCGGGTGCATCACCGGGGGGCGGAAATTGTGCCCAATTTCTTCGCTATAAGCTTCGGGAGCACTCCCCCTAACGGGGACGCTTATTTTAACGGGATCTCCGGACCAACAAACTTTGGACCGGGACCCGGCGCCGGCGCGGACAGCACCAGCGGACCTTTCGTGGGTCTTCAACCCTTCAACGTCCCGCCATGGGGGATTACGTTGATTGTTCCTACCGGGTACACCTCCGGGAGCCTCCTAGCGCCCAGCCAAGACATATTCGACAACACGACCATCGCCGGGATCGGGATCACACCCGGCACCTATACTTGGACGTGGGATAACGGTCTCGATAGTTTCACGATTACGACAACACCTCTCCCCGCCGCGCTCCCACTCTTCGCCACCGGCCTCGGCGGCTTAGGTCTGCTCGGCTGGCGCAGGAGGCGGAAGGCGCAGGCGGTCTAGTCTCTTCGACCTAACAACGAAATGCTATGGTGAGTATCACAACGATAATTCTCGTCATGCTTGCAGCGGCTCTCGTTGTTGGCGGTATCGTTTGGAGCGAGTCGTCAGGACACCGATATTGACCGAGGCTGTACAAGGACCAGAAACGTCAGCAGGGGCGTTGTTGAAGCAAACGGCACCCATTGCAGTGTCGTTATTGATCATACTGGTCGTCACGGCAATTCTTTTTTACGTCAAAAACACTCAGCACATTGCTCGGCATCATCATCTTGTCTTCTATTACCTTTTCCCCACGGCCCTTGTGGCGATGCTCTATGGTAGTGTGCTGTCGATGTTCTGCGCGATCATAGCAACTTTGATCGCAGCGTTTTTCCTCTACGATCCGATCTACAGCTTATACGTTTCGGACATGCGTGAGGTCGGCGAATTAATCCTATTTGCCGTTACCGCATTGATCGCAGCGAAGTGCATTGCGGAGCTAAAACGGTCGCCAGAAGAGTTCCTCTGAACTTCGAGGCACCACCTGCTCCGACAGACCAGGGCGGCGGGAAACGGCGAGTTGTCATTTGTTTTGGTCGAAGGCGTATACTTTGTGAAGTCCAAGCGCTTTTAGGATGGAACCGCTCGCGGGTCTTTTTCCATTGACGACCTCATTGAGAAAGGTGCGATTGATGCTATGTCGTTTGGCGAAAGCCATTTGATTTCCGTCCTGCTCAATCGCGACTCTCAGCAACTGAATAACTTCGCCGTCATCAAAAAAGCGCCCGTCACTGCCTAAGTCGCTCAGGCAGGTTCTGACAGACCGAGGAGGGTTTTTGACCATACCCACGGCGAGCCATCCGGCGTCGCCCCGAACCAAAATAGGAGTTCTGCTCGCAAGTGGCAAATCGAAACGCCGCTGGTGCAAAGAGTCGAATCGGCGCGGATTAACAACCGACCTGCGCGGCCAACTCACATCCTGATGATATAAGAAAAGCATGTCGTTGTCACCGCCATCGCTGCGATGGGACATCATTCGCTTAAGCGTGGTTTTGCGGATTTCACTACATAACTCCCGCCGAATTGCTCTTTAAAGGCTTCGGCCGTGACGCGTTCTGAAAAGCACCAGCGACACATGTTTTTAATGGCGTGACCGAACCGAACCTGGATTTTCCGAGAGCGGTGAAAATCTAGTATCGACCGGCTTGTTTGTGCATCTAAGCCCCGCGGCGGTATTCCAATTTCGATGATGTGCGGGAAGCGACGGTAATTTTTGCCAGCAGCCACTGCTATCCCTTTTAATTAATTGGCGGGCGGAGTTGAACGAATACCGCGACTCTCGCAGAGCGTGCCCGGGCGTAAGTGACGGCGGTCACACATTTGCACTTTACGGAAAGCCCAGCCAAATCGGCGTAACCGGCGACTAACCTGATAGCCTCTCGTCCCGCGCGAGCAACTTAGCGGCCGATCTCCGTCCCGGCTCATCCTCGTAATAGACAAATGCGAGCTTTTGGTCGGCGTTGCCCTTCACGACAAAGCAGGCGTCCAATTCCTCGACTGACCAGGGCGGCGAGGCGGCCTATCCGTCGTCTCCCACGATCTTTTGGGCTACCCATTGGACGGCATTGCAGACGTTGCATTGGAAGACGTCGTAAGCAGGGGTTTCGCCAAAACGAGGTAGCACAGTAGCGAGAGTCGTTGGCTGGCCACACCGGCAACAGTTTGGCCCCCCGTTCTGCTCATGCAATGACTTGAAAAATTCCATGGCGGCGCTCCTACAGACGGGAGCGCAATCGGTCTCTCAGCCACCGACGCCAGGGCTGAGCCGCAGCCGGTGATAAACATCAGCGTTTGGGCTTCTCTTTACGTTCCGTGGGCGCGAAAACCGATGTAATGGCCCCGGCCATGGGATGTTGACGGCCAGGGCCACATGGAACGCGCAGTGAGGCACGCAAGAAATCAACGCTTTTTGCCAGCCGCCGAGCCACGGTTGCGGAGGGCCGTTACATTGGCCCCAGTTGCTTGGGCGACGGCGACTTTAAGATGCGCCGCCCATTTATCGAGTGCGTCTCTTTTCTCTGCCGCATAAGTGTTGCGGTCATAGGTGCGAATGAGTTTAGGCGGAAGGTGATTAAGCACAGCCTCGGCAACGTGAGGCTGCACGCCCAGCTTGCCCAGGCCGGTGCGCACCGTTCGTCTTAGATCGTGCAGCGTCCAGGGTTCTTTGAGTTTCGCGGTCTTGTCGATTTCTCCCTTTGATTTCGACCAGCCGGAAAAGCCGCCCTCGCCTATCCCAAAAACAAAGTCACGGCTCGCGCGTTGCGGAATCTCTTTGAGAATGGCAATGGCGGCATCGGACAACGGCACAACGTGCGCCTGTTTGTTCTTTGTCCGGTCGGCCGGAAGCGTGATGATCTTTTCCTTAAGGTCAATCTCGGACCATTTGAGCGATCCGATTTCGTCGCGCCGGCAGCTGGTCAATAGGATTAACCGCACGATGCGCCCATAGTCGTTTTCGGGCGCGGCCAACCAAACGGCGGCGGCTTCCGCGTCTGACAAGGACCGCTCGCGCGGGCCGCCTTCCTCTTGCTTATTGGTGCCGGCGACCGGGTTGTGATCGCACAGCCCCTCGCCTATCGCCCAGCGGAAGAATGCCGAGAGAGACGCCCGCGAACGATTGGCGGCGACCGGACCGTTATCCCTGGCAACGGTGGAAACCTGGGCGGCGACGTTAGCGCGGCCGATACTGGCCAGCGCGAGGCCGTGCAGCGGCTTCCAATGGTTCTCAAGGTGCCGCTTTGTTTCCTCGTAGCTCCGCGGCTTCATGCTCGCCGCCTTGGCTTCAAGGTAATCGGCAATCTTGGCTCCGAGTGTATGTGACGCGACTTGGCGGGCTTCGGCCTTTTCGTTTGCCGGGTCTTTGCCGTCAGCAACCTTGCCGAAGATGATCTTGGCGCGCTGCTTGGCGTCTTCGAGCGTGACCTTGGCCACGTTGCCCAAGGTTATGCGGCGGTGCTTGGACCCGATCTTGTATTGAGCAATGAAGGTCCGATGCTGCCTTTTGTCACCAGCTCGGACTCGCAAGCCGAATCCTGGCATGGCGTCGTCGAATTCGATATGCTCTGATTTACCGTCTTCGATCTTGAAGCGGTCAACGGCGGCTTGAGTGAATTTCAT